GCGTCGACCTGTCCGAGGATCTCCAGAATCTGCGATTCGGTGTACCGTTTTCCTTTCATTGCCCCTCCTGATTGCCCATCGTGTCGCAATCGGAATGGACCTAGAAACGGGGGTCACGTCAACCCCTACCCCACAGGAGACGGACGATGACGACAAAAGACGACCGACCGGCGAACCACCTGAACGCAGCTGCCACTGGTCCTGCCTTCCATGTACAGGGCACGCGGGTTGAGTTGCTGCTGCTGAAGTCCTGCCTTGCCGCGTGGCTGGATGAGGCAACCGACACCGACTACGAGCGCTCGAGCACGGTGGGCGACATCATCGAGGGCCAGCAGGTCGGTGTGTGGGAGATTGCCCTCGACGCTCCCGTCGGTTACTTGAGTGCCGCTCTCGCAGAGGCTGAGGCGGGCAAGGTGGCAGTCCTGGAAGGAGAAGTCGAGCGGCTGAGGGAGCGGGTGACAGCTCTTCAAAATGACCACCTCAGGGCCATTCGGGCCGGGCGTGAGCTGCGGGCGACAGACGAGCACGCGGGGGTCATGGCTGTACTGGTCGCTCGGACTGCTTACTCCGTAGAGCGAAACGATGCGCTGTGGGTCAATCCATTTGAGGCTCAGCACTTGCTCGCCGCGCTCCGCCACCTCGCTGCGGCCCAGGCCGAGCGTGAGTTGGGATCAGAAGAATCCATTTCTAAATTCATCCTTGAGCTCGTGGCGATCATTGGTCGACGGGACATTCAGGAGATGCGCCACGCGCTCGAGCGCTCCAGCAAGATCTCACTCGAACACGTTTCTGGAAAGATTCGAACGGAGTACGGCTTGGTCATCAGCGACCTGTTCGCGGCGCTCGCCACGGCTCAGGCGGGACAGGCAGCAACTTGGAATGCCGCGCCATTGGGGCGCTGGCTGCACGAGAAATCAAGCCGGAGTTATGACGGACTCGGGATTGCTTTGGTCCAGACGAGTACCGGCCCGCTGTATGAAAACGATCAAGTCATGGTCTATCGCGGCCCTTCTGGAGCATGGTTCGTCAGGAGATTAGGGACAGATTTTCGAGCACGCTTCGCACTGGTACCGACTGACGAGGCTTCCCAGTGACCGCCCCCAAGAAGCGTGCAGCCGACTCGCGGCGGAAGGGAGCCGACGCTGAGCGGGAGCTGGCGAAGAAGCTCACCGAGCTGGGCTTTCCGGCCGAGCGAGGCCAGCAGAAGAGGGGTGGGGCCGACAGTCCGGACGTCATTTGCCCGGCCCTCGCTGGGTTCCACATCGAGGCGAAGATCACGCAGGCCTGCAAGATGCACAGCCCGGCCATGTTGGCCCAGTGGGACGCCCAGGCCAGGCGCGACAGCGAGGGCAAGAGCGTGCCGTTGGTCATTCACCGTTGGAGCCGTCAGACGATCTGGTGGGTGCGGGTGCTGCTGCCCGGCTGCCCGCCGGTGTGGCTGACCCTGCCTGACTTCTTGAGCAACCTCACCCTTTGGAGAAGATCATGACCGGAAGAGATCGCCGTCAGACCCGCAAGCTTGTCACCGACCGTAAGTCCACCCAGCCCGCCGCGGTGAAGCCCAGAACCAACCGCATCTGGGACACGCCCACGCTCGAGCGTGCAGCGGTTCCGGCCGCTGACACTCGCGCGCTGACTGTCGAGTACACGGCGCTGCGCCTGCTCGAAGCCCTGATCCGGAAGGATGGCCGGATGGCGCTGATGTCAGTCGACGACTGCACCAGCGCAGCGAAGCAGCTGCTGCGAGAGGCGCGGGAATGAGCGGTGGTCAGTCAGACCTCACGACACTGCCGGTCAGTTCTGAGGTACCGGAGAGTCAGGTGATCGCCAACGTCCTGCGCGAGTTGCAGAAATACCCGATCTCGACCAGTTGGGTTCGTGACCCGCAGTTGATCGCCGACGCTAAGAAGTACGGCGCTGAGGCAACTGTTCGGTGTCTCTATGAATTCCGGATGCTGCCGAGCGACGTCGCCGAGCGGTTCATCCGTTGACCCTCACCCTTACACCGGAGGCCCGATCCATGTCTTTACGTCTCGCACCCTTCCAGCCCTCCAATGAAGACAAGGCCCGCATCAACGCTGTGGCTGAGGCTATTGCCCTGAACCGCGTCTACCACCCGCGCTCGAAGCCGCTTGTCAGCGCCGAGGTGCGTGAACTGGTGCAGGCGGCGGCCGTCGAGGCCGGTGCTGATCCAGTGGTCGAGCGGCCCAGTCAGCCCAGGGCCAGCACTGATGGGCAGGCCGCCGATTATCACGGCCGGGCCTTCATCCGCCTGACCCGCCAAGTGCTTGCCGAGGTGCAGGCCGGTCGAGGAGGTGAACCGCATACACGCGATCTGGCGTGCAAGGCGCAAGACCACGAGCTGGAGATGCGGCGGCTGTCCGGCGAGAAGGGCGAGCGCCGTCCGCGCGAAGGTTCGATGTTCGAGTTCAAGTTCGGGCGTCAAACGCTGGCCTTCGAGCTGCGCCTGCGCTTTGGGCCGAACAGCGGCCACCTGTATGCCTGGAGCGAGGCGCTACATGATCTGGACGATGACGCACGGCGCAGTCTTGGCCGCTGGTGCAGCAGCGTGAGTCCTGAGGAGCGGGGTACGCCTGGACGGGTACCGGACAGCGGCGAGCTGATCTACCGGCAGCACAAGGGCACGCTCGAACTTCGTGCAGCGATCGCTACCCGGTACCCAGGACTGGCCCTGGCGCTGCATTTGCTGGCGCTCTCAGCTTGGCCCGTTGAAGTTTCCCCACTATCCGGGTAGTCTTTCTGTAATCCGTAAAACTTGTAAAGCGAAAAGAGCGCCCATGAGGGCGCTTTCTTTTTGCTGCCGGATTGAGGGGGTTCTCCATGCAGCTCTGAACCCGAATGGAGAAGACTGCTCTGCTGCTGCTGAAGACCCCGAGTCGCGCGCCCACTGGGGCGGGGGTGAGAAGACGCGACGGTACAGCAGGCCTGCTGGGCAGACCCGAGGCTCATAACCTCGGAAGCCGGGTTCGATTCCCGGGCTTGCAACCAAAGATATCGCCTTCCAATTGGAAGGCGATTATTATCCAAAAAGTTAAAATGCGTTCGTCTCTACCCAATCTTCAACATATTTTATTACTCTGCTCGCATCCGAATCTTCAAAACGAGTCTCATCAGTTTTTAGATTCGGAGTAGCGTGAATATGAATTTTTCCGCTTTGTACATTTTTGATAAAGTCAATGTGTCCGAAAACTGCGGTTAAACGAAAAGTTGGATTTCCTTCTCTATCTTCTCCCAAATGGCTAACAGCGGCCGAAATTCCGACTTTTTCCATTGAACCTGCTAACTGTATGATTGGTCCATAAAACTTTTCCGAAAAGACTCGACTCATTTCGTCGGTTCTTAGTTTTAATTGCTCCTGAGATAAAACTTTCTTGGATTCGGCGTCAATGCGTTTATCTTCTGCATCCTGTTTCAGATTCCTCAACCGCGTTTCGAAATCAGTCATGTCTAATTTTACTCTGTTTGCTCACTCAGGGAGGTGACCGCATGCCCAACACACCAGCAGTCGAGAGCACGGCCCTCCCGACCTTGAGTAACCGACACGCTGCATTTATCGAGGCGTACTTCGCCTGCAACATGAATGCTGCGGCGGCCGGGCGAGCAATGGGGTACAAGAACCACTCGGAGGGATACCGGCTGCTGCAGCGCGAGGACGTCTCGGCGCACATCTCGGCGCGCATGGCCCAGTACATGAGCAAGGAAGAAGTCTTGCAGCGTCTGACCGCATTGGGCCGGGTCTCAGGTGAAGACTTCATCGAGACGTTGACCCGTGAAGTGCCCGTCTTCGAGCAGCGCCCGCTCGAGCTGAAGATCGCGAACCTGCAGCGCCAGGTCAACACGCTGACCGGCCTGGGGGCCGATCTGCACAAGGGTCGGATCGCCGGCCTCGCCTCGCAGATCACCGATCTGGAAACACAGCTGGCACTCGACCCCGTCGCCACCTATCAGGTGCAGGTCGGCACGCGCACCGAGGAGTACGAGGCGCCGAGTCTCGAAGCCGGCCGACGCTCAGGCAAGCTGTTTGCGGTCAAGAAGGTCAAGTACGGCAAAGATGGCATCGAGTTCGAGTGGCAGACCGCGGCTGAGGCGCTGGCCTTGATCGGCAAGCACCACAAGCTGTTCACCGAGCGCGTCGAGATGTCCGGGAACAACGGTGGCCCCGTGCAGGTGCAGGTCACCCGCCGGATCGTGTCCACCTCCGCAGCGCGTGGTGAAGAATGATCACCCTCGATCTGACCTACAGCGCAGCGCAGAACGCGGCGTTTTTCGATCACCCGCCCGGTAAGTACTTCATCTACCCGAAGGGCCGGCGCGTGGGCTTCACGCGAGGCGGCATGCAGGCGGCGTGTGAGTGGGCGCTCGAGGGGCTGGCCGTGTTGTGGGGCGACACCATCGCGGTGAACATCCGCAAGTACGTCGAGCGCTACGCCCTGCCGTTCCTGCAGCAGCAGAAGATTCCGCACGCCTGGAACGTGGTCGAGAAGACGCTTCGCTTCGAGACCGGCGGCTTCATCGACTTCCGCTCGGCCGACAACCCGGAGAACTGGGAGGGCTTCGGCTACCACAAGGTGCTGCTTAACGAGGCGGGCATCATCCTGGAGGGCGAGAACGGCCGGTACCTGTACCAGAACGCGGTGTTGCCGATGTTGCTGGACTTCGACGAGAGCGAGCTGTATGCCTTCGGGGTGCCCAAGGGCACGACCAACCTGTTCTATGACCTGCACCAGCGGGCCAGCACGGGGCAGGCCGAGTATCACAGCCGGACGTTCACCAGCCACGACAGCCCCTGGCTCGGCGCGAAAGCCCTGGCCGGGCTGATCGAGGAGATGCGCACCCTCGGTGGGCAGCTGCTGGTCGATCAGGAGATCTACGGCAAGTTCGTGAACATCCAAGGCGGCGGCCTGCGGGTGATTCCCGAAGCCTGGATCCGCCTGGCGCAGCAGCGCTGGCGAGACCGGGTGCAGCCGGAAGGCAAGCCGGATGCCCTGGGCGTGGACGTGGCCCGCGGCGGTGAGGACACCACGGTGCTGGCCCCCAGGTGGGGCACGTACTTCGGCAAGGTCACCGAGACGCCCGGCAGCCTGACCCCAGACGGCCCGAGCGTGCGCGACCTGGTCGTGCCCGAGATCGGCCCGAAGACGCGGGTGAACGTCGACATCGTGGGCATCGGCAGCAGCCCGTTCGACTTCATCAGGCTGGTGCACAAGCCGACCACCGCGCTCAACGGTGGCCTGATGGGCGTCGAGGGTACCGACCGCACCGAGAACTACCAGTTCTACAACCTCAGGGCGCTGCTGTACTGGCAGTTCCGCGAGGCACTCGACCCGGACACCGGCCTGGGCCTTGCGCTCCCTCCAGACGAGCAGCTGGTGCAGGACCTGATCAGCGTCGGCTGGGAACCCAGGGGCGGCAAGATCCTGATCGAGAAGAAAGACGAGATCAAGAAGCGCATCGGGCGCTCGACGAACAGAGGCGACGCCATCGTGTACGCCTTCCACACGCCTGCCCTACAGGAACACACAGCCACCGGGGCGCGGCTCGCCATGATGGCGGGCGCGCGGCTCGCAGCGCAGAAAAGGAGGTGAGGCATGGAAAAGTTCAGCTTGAACGACCTGATGCGCGAGCGGTACGGCCAGAGCAGCACCGCCCGTAACCTGCAGCTGCGGCCGCAGGCCAGGGCCTCACCGAGTTCACCCGTCGCGCCCAGTGGGCCGGGCCGGATGGTGCCGCAGGTGATCGTCGACCGCATGCAGCGCCCCGGCCCGCTTCCGAAAGGGCGGGTCAGTCGGTCTGACAGCGACATCGGTGGCGGCTGGTGGTGGAACACCGGCACCCTCGGCACTCAGGACCGGCAGAGTGTCATCCAGCAGATTCGTGAGCTGGTGGTCACGGACAGTGACGCGGCCGGAGCGTTGCGCGATCTGGTGGCGCTCGCCAACCCGGGCGTGACGCTGAAGTACACCGGCAGCGACACGGCCAAGAAGCAGGCGGGCCGCGAGATCGACCGCCTCACTGCCAATCTGGGTGACTTCCCCAGCCTCGACGAGCTGATCAACAACCAGCTGGCCGAGACGTACATCGCCGGGGCCAGCAGCGCCGAGTGGTACCCCAACCCGGGCCGCTCGGGTGTCGGGGGCGTCGAGGTGGTGCCGGCCGAGGAGGTGCAGATCCGGCGGGAGGGCAACGAGCGCAGTTACGTGCAGCTGCGGTACGAGGTGGCCCTCGACAGCCGCACCTTCGCGTACAGCCCCTACGCCACGCGGGGCCGGGATCCGTACGGCACGCCGGCCATCGTGGCGGCGCTGATCGAGATCCAGCGCAAGGCGGCGCTCACGGTCGGGATCGACAAGGTGATCAACCTGCTCAGTCAGGGCGCCTTCCTGCAGCTGCAGGTGCCGAAGCCGACGCTCGCCGAACTGAACGTCGAGAGCGAGAACGACCCCGCGTACTGGGAAGCGCTCGCCACCTATTACAACGCGTACGTGGATCTGGCCGTCAGCTCCCGCGAGGCCGGGGTCATGGTCACTGAAGATGGTGTGGAGGGCAAGGCCTTACCCCTGACCGGCAACGTGTCCGGGCTGGCCGAGCTCAAGAACCTGAACAGCCTCAGCGTCTGGTCGGCGGTCCTGACCCTCCCGTTCATGCGGGGAAAGATGGACAGCACGACCCAGGCCCTGGCCCAGGTGGTCTACCCGATCCTGCTGGCCCACGCCATCAACATGCAGACCGTGGTGAAGCGGGTCATCGAGTTCGGCCTGAACCTGCACCTGCAGCTGTGCGGGATCGCGGCCAGCGTCGAGCTGGACTTCCTGGCCGCACCCAACCCCTTCCAGGAGAGCGAGGCGAAAGCCGCGCTGCTGAATGCCCAGACCGACGCCATCTACATCGCGCAACTCGGTGACGAGTACGTGCAGAAGGTGGCCACGCGCATGGGCGTCGATCCGGCGAAGGTTCAGGCCTGGCGCAAAGCCAACCCGCCCGCTCCGCCCCCGCTCACGGTCAAGGATGACGTGAAGACGAACGAAGACTCTGGAGGTGGTGCCGATGCTTGAACTGGTGCAGCGACTTGTCTACAACCAGCCCTGGTTGATTTCCGAATCGGGGCTGAACCTCATCACCGGCATTGTCGAGGCGCATCTCTCCGGAGTGCGCCTTTCTCCTGCCGAGGCCCAGGCCAAGGCAGACAGCCGCCAGTACGGTACGGCCGGCGCCGAGGCCCCGAAGCAGGTGGCGCTGATCAACCTGCACGGCCCGATCATGAACCGCTCCGGCGACAACATGATGCTGAGCGGCAGCACCGACCCGCAGGCGTTCGCCCGCGTGGTCCGGGCCGCGGCTGACAACCCCGACATCGGGCGGATCGTGATCAGCGTCGACAGTCCCGGCGGCACGGTGGCCGGGACCCGCGCGGCCGGTGATGCGGTGGCCTACGCCCGAAGCAAGAAAGACGTGGTGGCGGTGGCCGATGAACTGGCCGCCAGCGCCGCGTACTGGATCGCCTGTCAGGCCACCACCCTCGTTGCCACGCCAGGTGCGGTGCTCGGCTCGATCAGCGTGATCATGGCCATGAAAGACACGTCCGGAAAGGAAGCCAAAGACGGCATCCAGACCCATGTGCTCAGAAGTGGCCCGCTGAAAGCCCTCGGCCAGCCCGGCGAGGTCATCACCGACGAGACCCTCGCGCACTACGCCGAGACCATGAACACCTTCCACGAACAGTTCGTGCAGGCGGTCGCGTCCGGCCTGCAGATCACCTCCGAACAGGCCAGCAAGCTCGCCACCGGTCAGACCTGGATCGGCCAGGGTGCGGTCGACGCCGGGGTCGCTCACCGGGTCGGCACGCTTCAGGGCGCGCTGCTCGGTGAGTACAGCTCGCAGGCGGCCCCCGCCCTGGCTCGCCCCGCTGCCCGCGCCGCCTCTCACACCCCCACAGGAGGGACACGTATGGATCCAGCAGTTCTCGCCATGCTCGGCCTCAGTGCCGACGCCACCGCACAGGAGATTCTCGCCGCGATCAAGCAGCGAGAAGTCACCGCCGCAACCACCCAGCAGGCGAACATGCTCGCCGCCCTGGGCCTGACCGCCGAGACGGGTACCGAGGCCGATCTGAAGGCCTTCGCCCGTCAGGCTGCTGACGGTGCCGCTTACCGCGCCGATCTGCTCGAGCAGATGGGCAAGCTGACCATCACCACCGAGGGCAACGGCCCCGAGGGGATCGCCGCATCCGAGCGGGTCGTCAAGGTCTACGCCTCGGCCGACGTCGAGGTCCTGGCCGCCGAGGTGGCCCGCCTGGAAGCCAAGCGGGACAACCTGCCCAACGCCGCGCTGAGTCAGCACGGCACCGACACGAAGCCCGCCAAGAAGCTGCCCAGCATGGCAGCCTTCGGCTTCAACCCGGCACGGAGGTAAGCCATGACCATTTACAACCCGATCAAGATTGGCAAGGCGAAGTATGGCGGCCAGAAGTTCGACGATGGCATCACCTTCACCATCACCAGCGGCGTACTCGGCGACGTGATGGCCGCTGGCGCCACGGCTGGCGCGGCCGGTACCGCCCTGATCTGCCCCTCCGGCGCTGAACCGATCGGCGTGCTGGCAACCAAAGACGCCGACAACCTCGGCGCGGTGTACAGCTTCGAGAAGGTGGCTCTGGTCAAGTACAGCGGCACGCCCCTCTACGGCGTGGTCGGCGTGCAGGGCGACGGCCTCGGCGGCGTGAACTTCGTGACCAGCGGCACGGCGGGCAGCCTGAAGCTGGTGTGCATCGGTATCGGGACCATGAACGGCGTGAACGTCGCCGCCGTGGTCAGGCAGTAAAGGGAGACAAGCATGATCAAATCCATCGCACAGATCACCGCCGGTATCCTCACCGACGCGGTTTCGGCCACTGCCAGCCACGGCTTCAGCTACGTCAACCTCAACACCCACCTGCTCAACATGGCGATCAACGGCGACTTCGAGGACGGCCTGATCCGCGAAGAGCTGCTGGCGGCCGGAATCAGCCCAGTGCGCCAGCTGATGGCGGGCGCAGGTATCCGCCTGGGCGGCATGAACGCCAGCAGCTGCGGGGTGTTCTTCAAGGGCAGCAAAGACTACGTGGCAGGCGCGGACGCCCTGCTGCCGATGTTTATGCAGGAGGTCTTCGAAGGCGCCCTCGGCCTGCCCGACTGGCGAGGCGATGACCTGGCCTTCACCAGCCGCCCGGCGACCGGTGGTGATACCGTCTACCCGCTCGAGATCCGCTCGCAGATGGATCAGCGCCTGCCGCTGCCTGACCAGACGCTGGCCGTCGAGGACCTGGTCAGCAGCACCTTCGGCATCGATTCCGATGGGTACAAGACGGCGAACATCCAGCAGAGCACTCGGGGCGACCAGAACGAGTTCGGGCGCGTGGCCGAGGGCGCAACGCTGCCGGTGTACACCATCGTCACCGCCGAGCGCACCGTGCGGGCGTTCAAGTACGGTGGCCGCACCACCTGGAGCTACGAGGCCGCGCGCCGCTGGAGAATCAACCAGCTCGTGCTGCTGCTGCAGGAGTGGGCCTACTCCGAGGACATCCGCCGGCGTAAGAACGCCTTGGACGTCGCAGTGAACGGGGACGGCAACGGCAACGGCATGATCGTCACCAGCACGGCCGCGACCAGCGGCACCATTCAGAGCCTCGACGAGTGGGCGCTGGACGTGGCCTACAACAGCTCGCTCGGCCTGAACATGTTCGCTGGCGACAACGTGGAGACCAAGGCGGTGCGCGCGCTGCGCTACGTCAGCGGCGCCCAGGTGGTGCTCAACCCCGAGCAGCTGGCGATGTATGGCGGTCCCCGCTACCAGATGCCCGATGGCTCGCAGCTGAAGCTCGCGCCGAAGAACAGCATCCTGCAGGGTGCCAAGACGCTGCTGGGTTGGAACACCTCGCGCGGTCTGGAACAGGTGATCGAGAACGGCTCGCAGATCCAGGAGCAGGAGCGCGACATCAGCAACCAGACCAACCAGCTCACCATGAGCATCAACATCGCTTACGGCAAGCCCTGGGTGAACAGCTTCCAGGGCTTCGTGCACGCCTGATCATGCCGAAGCCTCAGATCGGCAAGACCGTTCACGTGGTGCCCAAGAAGCTGCTTCCGGGTGAGCCGAAGGGCACCGTCTGGAAGGGCACCATCAGCGCTGTGGGAGAGAAGGGGCTGACCTTGATCTGCATCCACCCGGGCGTCGGGTTCACCCTGTACGACGTGCAAGAAGACCAGACCGGCGTGAAGCCGGGCACCTGGCACTGGCCGGAGGGCTGACATGGCGAAAATCGACACGGTGAAATCCATCGCCGAGAAGTTCGACCGCGATCCGCTAAATGTGGACGACTTCAACGCGCGCACGCTCGACGCGTTGCTGGCATGTGAGACGCCCGAGGCCTACGACACCATGCTGGTGAGTCTGCGAGGCGAGGATCCGGCGAAGCATCAGGATCCGGTGGACGCGCCGCCCGCTGAAGCGACCACCGAGGCGCCGGCTGCCGAGCCCACCCCCGAGGTGCCAGCCGCCGAGGTTGCCCCGACTGTCGAGGTGATCCCCGAGGTGCCACCTGCAGAACCACCACCTGCACCTGAACCCGACCCAGTCGAACCCCCGCCCGCCGAACAAGCGGGCGTTTCTGTTGCCGACGCTGTGGCAGACATCAAGGCCCAGGCGGAACAGGTCGCCGAGGCAGAGCCGGTCCTGTCCACCCTGCCTGGCTACGGTACGCCTGAGCCTGTCTTCGACGGCCCATTGAAGGAAGGCGACCCGGTGGTGTTCGTTGCTGAAGACGGCACCCACATGCCCGCGACCTTCGTGGCGTACCACGTCGAAGACGGCGTGCAGGGCGTCGTGGCCTCGCTGGACATCGGCCACGCCTTTGTGGCCACTGGCTTCGCGCCCCTCGCGCAGGTGACGACGCCGGAAGCCGTGCTCGCCGCCCAGCCCTCTCAACCCCAGGAGAACGCCGTGACCAAAACCGAGACGCCCGCACCGACCGACGAGACACCCGAGACCATCGAGGTCCGCGTCAACTACGAAGACGCCAAGCTGATGCTGGCCGAAGGCACCGCCTACATTCACCCAACCACGAAGCAGCTGATCAGCGGCTCCGATCTGGTGGAAGTGCCGGACGACGCCTGGACTCAGGAGCTGATCGGGAACCGTTACCTCACCACCAAAGCCAAGCGGTAAGCCGTGGTCACGGTCACTCCGCAGGACGTGGCCGACTACGCGCCTGGCGCACCCTCGGTCACGCAGAAGCAGATCGATCAATCGGGTGACTGGGCCGAGCTGCAGTTCCGCAAGGCCAAGGTGACGCCGCCCCCTGACAACACCACGCTGGAAGGTCGGGAGCTGGTGCGCGGTATCGCGGCACACGCGCTCGCTCAGTTGCCGCAGGCCGGGGCATTGGCGCTGGCCTCGAACGCTCGCCGGGTGGTGGCAATGAAAGACTCGGATGGCAGCGGTGTCACCTTCGCCGAGCAGAAGGCCAGCGACCTCGTGACTGCTGGCGGCTCGCTGCTCAGTGCGGCTTACCGGCACCTCTACGCCGCGGGCCTGCCTCGCGCGCCGTTCAGTCCTGGGGCTGCCCGGTGACGCTGGCCGATGCCAGGGCACAGTTCCGCGCGGCCCTCAAGGGCAACGCGGACTTCTTCTATCCCACCTCCGGCAGCTGGAGCGACGGCACCAGCACCCGCTTCAAGGTCACCGACCCGAACGCGGGCAAAGAGGCGCGGCAGAACGTGCTCGATCAGGAACGGGCCAGCCTGCGCCTGGTCAAGTTCGAGCCAGACCAGCCGGTACCCGCTCAGGGTTCATCGTTCATCTGGGAGCGCGGTCAGCTGTACCTGGGGCCACCGACCGACACGCCGAATCTGTCTGGCGTGTTGACCTACACCTGCCGTCAGGTGGACGGCAGGTACTTCCCGCAGGTGCTGCAGCTCGCCAACGGCACGCAGTGGCTGGCCCGGATCGAGGCGCTCAGTGCCCGGCCTGGGCAGGTTGAGAGCGGCAACGATTTGGTGAGTGTGCCTGGCAACAGCCACCGCCTGACTTTGCCGCCAGGTGTGCTGCTGGATCCGGGCACCGAGGTCACGACCTCGAACGCTGACCGGTACCTGGTGGTGCCGCCGGTGCAGCGCGGGGTACTGGGCGACGTGCTGGGTCTGAGCTGGCAGGGGCCGCCCCAGATCGGGATCGATCCCACGCCGGACCCAGTGCCGATGCCGGGCGCTCCGGTGGAGACACCGGGCAGTCCTGGCGATCCGTTCTGGCACGAGCCACACACGCTGTGATCGAGCTGAGCAGCACCGGCAGCATCGATGCGATGCTGGCCAGCCTCGATCGCCTGAACCCGCAGGTGATCAGCCAGCGACTGAACACCGTTTGGGCGAAGGATGCGGAGAAGAACCTGAAAGCCGCCTACCAGGACGGCCCAGGAGGCCGGTACTACACCAGCCGCACGGGCGGCACGCGCAGCCGGATCCGGGCCTCAGCCGCGCCCAGTGGAGCCGAGCTGAGCGTCTCCGGGCCTGGGGTGCGGGCCAACGAGTACGGCGCGGTCATCAAGGCCGCTCCAGGGCGCTGGCTGACCTTCCGCTTGTACAACCCGACCGACACGTCGGAACGCACCGGCAACTGGGTGCGCGTCCGGCAGGTGACCTTGAAGGCTAAGCACGCGGTGCGTGACAGCGGTGACGAGGCCACCAGAGCACTACGAATCCACCTGCAGGAGGTGCTCAGAACTTGAAAGACGCCCGCGTGATTCTCGCTCTGCTGTATCAGCACATTCAGACCCAGGCCAAGATCCCAGGCCTGAAACCCCGGCCACTGCTGGCGCGGGAAGTCAAGGCGGGCAGCAGCGAGTTCACCGTGACCGGCGTGCGAACCGACCAGGGCGGTGGCATGGGCGCGGGTGGCCTGATCGTGCGGCGCATCTACAGCGGCTATGTCGCGGTGCACTACGCCCACGATCTCAACCCCGGAGACCTGACGCCCGACGAGGCGCGGCTGAACGCGGCGCTTGAAGGCTTCCGGCTGAATCCGGCGGTACAGGTGCCGGGCTTCATCAGCTTCGGTGGCTTCGACACCGACTTCCGTCTGAATGAACTGCCCAGAGACGTGCAGCAGCCCGAGGTGCTGAGCATGTTTGCCGACTGGGATCTCACCCTCGACCTCGAAACAGGAGTGCACCCATGACCCAAGTACAAGACCCCGCGCCTGAGCAGCAGCCTGAGGCGCACAGCCACTGGCACTACACCGGCCAGACGGACGGCACCGTGATGCTCGACGGCACGCCAATTGCCAACGTCACCGAAGGTGAGACCCTCGCTGCCGAAGACGAGGTGCAGGCCGAGAAGCTGGCCCGATCCGGCCACTTCGAGCAGGTCGACGGGCCGGAGGTCAAGCTGCCGACCCCGCAGCCCGCCGCCGAGCCCGAGGTACTGAACACCCCGGCCGACACCCTCGCGTTCGACCATCCCACCGCGACTGGAGGCACTGAATGAGCCAGCCCACCTTCACCCCGAACACCGCGCCGCTGAACGACGGGCGCGTCGATTGGCTGGCGCTCGGCCTTCAGGCTCAGCCCGGTACCGCCGTCGCTCCCACGCGCTTTCTGCGCCTGACTGGCATTACCGGCGTGCACCCTGACCAGCTCGAGCGCGTCGATACCTACATGGCCGGCAGCCGCTTCGAGGGCCCGGCCCAGTACGCGGGCAGCGACCTCAAGATGACCTGGACCGGCGAGATTTCCAGCGCCGACCTCGACTTCCTGCTCGGCGCGATGTACAACGCGCCGGTGGCCGGCGTCATCACGCCCGGCGGTTCGACCCAGTGGGCGCCGTTCTTCCCCAGCCCCTGCGTCTGCGGTCAGGCCTTCGTGGCGACGGCCGGCACGCTCGAGTTCATGGACCTGCAGATCATGGACCTGACCATCACCGTGCCAGTCGACCGCACGAAGAACGCGACCTTTTCGGCCAGCGTGCAGGCCGCCAGCGGCACCTTCCACCCGCTGACCGAAACGGCGTTCGTCCCGGTGACGCCCGTGTTCCCGGCCTACCTGCAGACGCTGGGCCAGATCAACCAGGTGCTCACCCTGGGCACCGGCGGCACGGCCGTCAACCTGATCTCGGACAGTGACCTCACGGTGCACTTCATGAACCCGATGGATCCGCTGCCGGCCTCGGGTGAGTTCATCCCCGGGTTCGCGCCCAGCACCAACCCAATCGGTGTCGAGATCACCGCGCGCTTCAACGGCACTCAGCAGACCCTGCTGGCCGCCAAGAAGAGCAAGGTGTTCCTCGACCTGACCTGGACGCTCGGCGCCAAGAAGGTGCCCATGCACGCCCAGATCACGGCCTACACCCTGCCTGTGGCTCCTGGTCGCGTGGTGACCGACGCGACCTTCCGAGCCCGCAGCCGTACGCCTGGCGAGGCCCCCTTCACCATTCTGGCCGCGTCCTGATCTGACCCTTCGCCCGCGCCCTGGGGAGAGTGGCTCGCCGAATCCCGGCGCTCCCCCAGGTCTTTGCCACCGCCGTGCGGGCCGGTGGCACCAACACAGAGGTTCAGATGTCCAGCACGACGGCACAGTTTTTCAAGAGTCGCAACCTGAAGACCATCTGGCTGAAAGAACAGCTTGATGCTCACGGTGAGGTCGAGGTCGTTCAGGCTGCCGAGGGAGAGGGCGTCGCGTTCGTGATCAAGCGCGTCCGAGGGTCACAGATCGGCGACCAGGCCATGCAGGCGCTGCTCGGCGAAGACGAGTTCGTGCGGTACGCGAACTGGTATGCCAAGCAAGGGTCAGACGCTCTGGCTGCAGCACAGGCCGAGAAGGCTCAGGCCGGCGAGGGTGCGCCTTTCGATGACAGCTTGCCGCCCAGCGAAGATTTCACGGCGCACATGTTGGCGCTGAACAAAGTCATGCGGCGCGCCGTGCTGCGAGAGGGGATGAGTGACCCCGAATACGTCGAGGTCGGTTCGGCCCTGGGGCTGTACGAGGAGCCGATCTACAACGCCATCCGGCTCTTTGGGCGTGAAGTGGCGGGTGCGTCACCGGACTCATCGAGCGCCAGCTCCGCGCCGCCCTGATCTGGCACGGCATGAGTAAAGGGCGGTACCCGAGTCTGGGCGAGCTGCTGCGGCAACCGGTCGAGGACATCTGCTTCCAGGTGGCCCTGTGGACGTTCGCGCAGGGCCGAGAGAGCTTCCGAGAGGCCTACGACATCGGGCAACGCGAGAACAAGTAACACCGGGGAGGTGTTCGTGGCAGACCAGACCGTTTCCTATCTCTTGCAGGCGAAAACCCAGGGTCTGTCCGACCTCCAGTTGTTCCGGAATGAGCTGGCCCAGCTCAAGCAGATCGCCAGCGGCTTCAAGGCCGACGTGGGCTTCGGTCAGCAGCAGGTCGCCAGCATGAAGGCGGCAACTCAGGCCGTCACCGAGCAGATCAAAGCTGTGACCCAGCTGACGGCCGCGCTGCGTGCTCAGGGCCGGATGAACACCATCACCATCAAGGTCGAGGGGACCCAGAAGGCGATCAACGATGTCGGCACCCTGCGTACCATCCTAGGGGCGCTCCAGACCTCGACGAACATCCGAATCACCACCGATGTCACGGCGCTGCAGGCGGTCAACACGCAGATCAATACGCAGATCGCGCAGTTGACGGCGTTGATCGCCCAACTCCGCGGCCTCGGCGGCGGCGGGCCCGGGCCTGGTCCCGGTGGCGCAGGCGGCCTTCCTGCAGGTGTGCGGGCGACCATCCTTGAGATTGAGCGTCTGAACAACCTGTTCACCCGTGGGCAGATCAGCGGTCAGAACTACAGCATGGCCCTCACTGCAATGCAGGGCCGCCTCGAAGCGGCGCGGTCTGCGGCCGGTCGTGGCAGCGAGGACTTCGCCGCCATCGACAAGCAGATCACCAAGCTGACCCAGAGCCTGCGCGGCATCAACACCGATAGTCTGCAGAAAGTCCGCACCGACATGGCCGGCGTGCGTACCGCCTTCGACTCGGCCACCGCCGGCATCAGCCGTGACTCTCAGCAGTTTCGGGACGCGGCAGCTGTCTACCAGACCGGTGCAGCACAGATCGAGGCGCGGCTGCGCGCCATGGCGGCCCAGGGCAACCTGACGGCCTCCCAGATGGGGCAGGTCAACCGGATGCTGGGCACGCTGGCCCGTGAGCAGGGCACCCTGACCGGCGGCCTGAATCCGATGGGGCTCAGCGGCAACGTCTTCAACGCACTGCGGGCGGCCTTCCCAATCATTCAGCAGATGGGCGGCAGTCTCGGCGCGGCGGCCAGCCAGGGCGGCATGCTGGCCCAGGGGTTCGGCAGTGCTGGTGCTGCGGCCGGTGTGATGGGTGTGGCCGTCCTCGGCGCCACTGCCGCAGTCGCAGGTATCGGCCTAGTGGCCATGAACACCACCAAGGTCTTTGCCAGTTTTGAGCACTCCATGCAGGGCGTGAAGGCAGTTTCAGACACCAGCGGCAAGACCTTCGATGCGCTCAAAGGGCAGGCCTTGACGCTGGCCCAGACCTTCGGTGTGAGCCTGGAAACCATCGCGCAAGCCCAGGAAGAGCTGTTCAAAGCAGGCCGCACCACCGAGGACGTGATGGGTGGCGCGGCGCGTGGCGTGATCGTGCTGAGCAAGGCCACGGGTACCGACCTGCTGAATGCTGTGAGCATCGCCAGCAGCGCCATGAACGTGTTTGGGCTCAAGGGCACCGATATGGGCATGGTGGCCGACGTGATCGCCAACGGCGCCAACAAGACGGCGCTTGACGTGAATACCCTCGGCGTCTCTCTGCAACAGGTCGGTAATGTGGCCGCCAGCAGTGGTCTGAACCTTCAGGAAACGGTGGCAGTGCTCGGCATGATGGCCGACAAGGGCATGGCCGGCTCCGACGCTGGTACCAGCTTGAAGACGATGCTCCAGCGGCTCAAGAGCCCGACCGACGAGGCCAACGCGGCCCTGCTCAAGCACGGTGTGGCGGTCTACGACGCGACCGGCAAGCAGCGTGACATGATCGACATCCTCAAAGACACCATCGGTTCGATGAACGGGATGACCGACTCGCAGCGCAACGCCTTTGCCCAGACGGTCTTTGGTGCCGACGCGGTGCGGTCGATCACGGTCATGTATTCGAATGGCGCGGTCAAGCTCGACGAGTACATCAAGAACGTAGACGAGAAGGGCCGCGCCGAGCGAGACGCCAAAACCCGCGCCGAGGGCCTGACCGGCTCGCAAGAGAAGCTGAACGCCTCCATGCAGGTGTTCAAGACCAGCGTGGGCGAGCTGTTCAGCGGGCCGATGCTGAACGCGATCAACAACATGGAGCGCCTGGTCGTCAGTGCGACGCGCATCATCGACAATCTGCACGGGGCAAATGTCGAGCTGCAGGAATGGGGCCAGCAGGTCGGCATCGATGTGTCCAGACTGAGCGCGGCGGATCAGAACAAGGCGCAGATCGACTTGGTGCAGTTGCAGGGGAACATCAGCGTCGAGCAGCGCAGAATCTACATGCAGGAGCTGGAGAAGTTCCGCCTCTCTGCCGTGCAGACCCAGGGTGGCGGCACTTTCAGTGGCAGTGGCCCTCTCCTGCCAGGACAGACGCGAGGTGCAGCAGCTGACGCAGCAGGCCTGCGGATTCTGGACGCCACGACAACAGCCACTGGGAACCATGCGGCCGATGACCTGATCGGCTGGTGTGCACGCTGGGTCAAGCTCACGCTGGAGAAGGCTCAGCCGGGCGCCAAGGCACAGATTGAGCGCTGGTTCGGTGGAGATGCCGATACCGTCAAGAACCGCCTGCTCGCCAGCGAGAAGCTGCAGAAGTACAGCGGCAACGTGAACGACCTGGCTCCCGGCGACGTCGTGGTGTATGACAAGAACCACATCGGCATCTACATCGGCAACGGGATGGTGCGCGGAAACAACGAGTGGGGCGGCAAAAACGGCGCGGCTATCACGGACGAAAAGATCAATTCTCTCGGCTCGATTGCCGGCATCGTCAAGGCGATCGACGCGGCCTCTGGCTTCACCGCCCGTGCACAAAAGGGCGGCGCCACCGACCTCACGCCACCCGTTCTGCCGATCACCGACAAGCAGATCGCCCAGGCCCAGAAATACGCGGCAGCTCTGGAAGCCGCTCAAAAGGCATTCAAGGCCAATCCGGAGAGCGCCGCCGCCATCAAGGCAGTGGACGCTGCCAGAGTGGCAATGGACGGCTGGAGCAAGGCCAGTGAGGGGAACGCCCGCGCCCTGGCTATCGTGCAGGAAAACCAGAAGGGAGCGGCGCGTGCTGCTGGTCAGTACGTGGTGACTCAGGCCGACCTGAACACGTATGGTGCGAAGGCGCTGCAGCTGATCAAGGCGCAGGAGGTAGCCAATAAGAGCGGCAACGATGCTGCTATCGCCAGAGCGAACGCGGACATGGCGGCTTTCACGAAAGACAGCGCGCGACGCGCCGCTGTCGTGCAGGTCGAGCAGGCCGCGTATCAGTCCCGTCAGCAGGCGTCGAAGCAGTCTGAACAGGAGAACGCGGCGAATGCCCTGGCCCTTGCCGAGAAGGTTGCACAGGGGAAGGTCACGGCCACTCAGACCGTCCTCGAACGGCTCAAGCAGGCTCAGAGCGACGAGCTGGCCGGAGCCGACACCAATGCCCGGAAGCTCGCGGTCATTCAGAAGACCAGTGCAGCAATCTACAAAGGGGAGCTGGCCCTGGCGGAGGCCGAGCGTCAGAAGGCCTATGCGGCGGCCGAGGGGGACAAGACGCCGGCCCTCAAGGCCCAGGACCGAGCAGACGCCGACGCGGCCTACGAGAAGGCCAAGGCGGCCGCAGGTCTGGAACAGACCCGGGCGCTCAACGCTGCCCAGAGAAGTGCAGAGGAGGATCACAAGAGGGCCGTAGAAGCTCAGGAGAAGGCCCGGCAGCAAGTGGTGCAGCAAGCCCGTGATCTTGACCTGAAGGGCGCGCAGCTCAGCTTCAGCCGCCTGAAACAGCTGCGTGACGCCGAGCTTCGAGATGCAGGCGACAACGTGGTGAAGAAGCTGGCGATCCAAGAGCGGTACCGGCTCGACCTCCAGCACAGTCAGGAAGCTATCGCCCTCACGCAGCTCAAGATCGATAAGGCGGCGGCAAATAGCGGCCCGGCCCAGAACCGAGCGAAGGGCATCAGCAACGCTTACACCACCTACTACCAGGCGCTCTTCGACGCGAAGGACACGTCCGAGGTCACAAAAGCCACCAGCGATCAGACCGACGCCGTGCGCAAGCAGCGCGACGCCTACAGCAAGCTGGCTGACCAGATGCGTGACGCGGTCAAGGCGGGCGGCATGGACGCCGAGGCTAAGCACGAATGGATGGTGGCCTTCAACAGTCTTGGAAGGGAGACCGAGAAACTGGGTCTGACGAACGACCATTACGTCGAGGGGGCACGCAAAGCCACCTTTGCCCTGACGACTCAGTCGGACAGCATTCGCGCTTCGCTCGGCAGCATTAACGAGGCCGTGACCCAGACCGATACGCTGCTCGACGGTCTGGACGCTCGGTTGCAGGACATGCGAGAGACAGAGCAGGTCGTCAGCGACCTGCGGCAGGCGGCCCTGGGTCAGGGCATCCCGCTTAGCGCGCCGCCGATCGACAACCGGGAGACCGACCCGACCCCCCGGCCCAACTCGGCGGCCAGCGATTATTTACAGGCGCTCGGCTTAGCTCCCGACGCCTTTGCCGCGCTGGCCAGCACCACCATCCCCGACGCCATGCAGGAGGCCACCACTCCCGAACAGTACGCAGGCCTGGGAGCAGTGGTGTTGCGCGGCCTCGTGGATGGGTTGGCCGACAAGACCGGCTGGGAGAAAGTGCGGGACGCTATGCAGCTCGGGCTGAATCAAGCGCTGGAGACCGACAGTCTGGTGATGCAGGCTCCGGTAGTGCCGGGCGTCCGAACCGGCAACGAGCGCGACGATTACGTGGGCTTTGGTGATCAGCTCACGCCAGCCCCTCAGACGGACTGGGAGAAGAATCAGACCCAGATCAACCGGCAGGGCATCTTCGACAGCCTGAAGAGTATGGATCGAGAGCAGCTCGATGCAGAGAAGGCTTTTGCGGCGGGCGCTAAGGACGTCGAGCTGTACAACGCCGTGCTGGCCGAGTTGAAAGACCGGGCCGACAAGGCGGCAAAAGCCGTGCAGGATCTGGCCGAGAAGATGGCGAAGGATCAGGAAGACGCCACCGCGAAAGCTGTGAAATCGACCGAAGACTTCATGAAAGCCCAGCAGCAGGTAGGTGACGCCGAGGCAAAAGTCGGCGAAGCCATGGGCGAGAAGCAGCCGCTCTACCGGAGCGAGATTCAAGCACTCGAGAACCTGAAGCTCCAGTACCCGGAGCTGGCCGCCCGGATCCAGCTGGTGATCGACGCCTACCTGCAGCTGCGCAAGGCGGGCGAACTCGACGACCTGGCGGCCGGGGCCGAGAAGCTCGGTCAGGGGCTGGCGAGCATCTTCGACGGCTTCGGCATGAGCGACTGGGGCAAGATCACCAGTTCGCTCGGCAGCATTCCCAAACTGCTGAAGAGCGGCATGGACGCGGCGAGCGACTTCCAAGACAACTGGAAGAAGTTCAGCGGCGACAAGACGCTGGGCAACCTCGGCGGGCTGCTCGGCAGCATCGGGGGTGCCGCCGGGGTCGTGGGCGCGGCCATCAGCCTGATCGGTGGGTTGGGCGACGCGATTATGGGACTCGACCCGGCCTATCAGCTGTGGAAGAAGAACACACTCGAGCAGGCCAGTGCCGAGCAGCAGGCGATGGGCAGCAAGACGTACGGAAACATCGCCAACCCTTACTACGACCGACTCAAGCAGGATTCCGAGGCCTTGACCACGAAGGCCAACGCGGGCTTCTGGCAGCGACTGGGCTGGTCACTGTTCGGAGGTGCACCCGAGACGCTCGACAAAGCCGCCTCAGACGCGCTGGTGAAGGCCAGCAACATCTTCAGCGACTTCGCCCAGAGCATCAACGGGACGCTGGAGAGCGTGCTGATCGACGCCACTGACAGTGCCGACTTCAGTGGGGTGGGAGACGCGTTGGACAAGCAGATGAACAAGCTGATCCAGACCTACGCGCTGAGAGCCATCATCGCGAAGTCGAACCTCAGCAAATTCATTCAAGACTTCGCGGACGACTCGGCGGCGGGTAAAGATACGACAGCCGATCTTGCCAACATCCGCGGCGAACAGGGTCGGATCACCAGCAGTTATCAGGCCATCGCCCCGAGCCTGCCCGGGTACGGCAGCAGCACCAACACAGACGGCAACAGCACCAGCAGCGCTTCGTCCAGCACCTTCGGCAGCACGCCCAGCAGTGTCGGGTACGCGGTGCCGACCGGGCTGATCGAGTCGGCCCAGCAGCACCTGGCGGCGGGCAACCTGGCGCTCTCGGCGGCCCAGCTTTCCGACATCTCGACCAGACGATTCGACGGCAGCACGGTGCGGTTTGACGGCACTGTGGCGCGGCTCGAAGCCCGGCTGGATGCCATGGCGCGCGGTGGCGGCAGCAGCGGGCTCGGCACGCTCAGCGGGAGGTGAACCATGTGGAGATTCAGAATCAGTGACCCGCGCGGCGCCTTCCGGGCGGCCTATCCGGTCAACCTGCTGCGCGTCGACGGCAGCTTCAACGCCAAGCGGGACGGCAACGGCGACTGCACCGAAGCCACCTTCAACGGCGACGTGGACCTGCATCCGCGTGAGCTGCTGGAGATTCAGCAGAGTGACGACGGCACGACCTGGCGCAACCTGTTCGCGGGTGTGGTCGTGCAGAGCAAGAGTCGGTACGGCCCGTCCGGCAGCTACAAGGTCGTGGGGTTGATGAAGCGGCTCGGCGAGGTCGAGGTCAGGACACTTCTGGCCTCGGCTGACCTGTACCGCCAGGTGCAGCAGCTGCTGACCGATCTGGCGGCCACTGATCAGCTCGGCAGTCTGCTGGACACCACGCCAGTCTTTCCGGCCTTCAGCAGCGGGGTGACTTCGGGGGCACTGTCTCCGAACTACCAGCATGCCGACGCGGTGCTTAAGACACTGGCCGGGCGGCTTCAGGATGCCGTGGTCCGGGTCAACGCTGATCGACAGGTGGTGTTCGGCCCGGTGAGTCGCACGCCGCTGCTGATCGATGAGCAGACCACGCGGGTGCGCACCGAATGGCAGGACGTCTCAGCCGAGGAACTGGTGACGCACCTGCGCCTCCTGTGGCCGCGCCCGATGACCGGCACGCTCATGACTTACTCGGCTACGCCAATCATCCGCGGGCAGACGCCGAGTACGGTGCAGAACGCCCAGAGCGCAGTGGCCTCTGAACTGCTGGCCTGTCCGATCCCAGTGATCAGCGGGGTCAGCCCGCCCGACTACGGCGTGAGCGTCACCACCCTGGGGGTGATCCTCGACAGCGTCAACTTCCGGCGAGCGGTGGAAGCGGGCGTGGAACTCAGCCCGACCGCCACCATCGTCAGCAGTGGAGGGCAGATCGGCGATTACACCCCGAGCGGTGACGAGAAGGCCCTGTACGACGGGGACCGAAGCAGCGCTCTGACCTTGATTCCCGACTCTGTCAATCACGGCTGGCTGGGCATTCAGATGCAGCTGACATACCCGGCTCAAGGGGGTGAGATCCCGATCGGTGTGGAGTTCGCGGCCGAAAATCTTGCCCTCTCCCGGATCCTCATCTCCGACGGGCAGGCCAGCTTCAGGGTCGTCTCGCCAGCCGGGAACAACGGGTACTTCCTGCTGCCCGACGAGGCGAGAGCCGCCCTGCGGCAGAGTGTTGGTTCGAAGGCCTGGACCCTGACCATCCAGGCCACCGTGACCGACTACACGGCCAACGTGGTGATCAGGGCGGCGGCCCTGCTGTACGTCAGCGAAGCGTTCAGCGCTCCGCTGGCGGCGGCTGTGCTGCGCCTGCCGGTGGTGGCTGCCGCGGTGGTCAGTGTGCCGGGCTGGATCGAGCCGGTGGCCTACGTCGATCTGCAACGGCGCAGCAAGGCCGGGACGGCGCTCGACCTGGTGACACTGCCGGCCAGCTACGAGTACATGGTGACGCCAGCCGGCACAGAACAGACACTCGTCAAGCTCGGCCAGCGCGATGACCCGGCCGTCACTGCGGCCTGGGCGCTGATCAAGGACCGCGACAAGATCTCGGCCCTGGGCGCTGTGCTGGTGAGCAGCAGCAATTAGAGGAGGTGACGTATCGAAAACGTTGTCTACGCCAAAGGTTCGTTGTACCCCATCATTCAGAATCCACCGCCGGGCGGGTATCCGGCGATTGCCAACGCCAGCGACCCGCAGGCCGACTTCGAGCTGGACATCAAGCGCACCTACGGAGGGCAACGCTGGAAGGAAGGCGAGATCGAGAACGGCCAGGAAGCGGTGAGCAGCGCGACGATGCAGGTACAGCTGATGATCAGCGGCACCGATCCCAGCAGTTGCGGAGTGGCCGCGAATGCCTGGGAGGCTCGTCTCCGCGCCTGCACCCGGTACTACGTCGGCGCGCGGTACGTGACCGTGCTGGGCGTCAAGGCCCGGCCACAGCCAGACCGGGGGCGGGCAGGGCTCAACCGCACACTGACCTACACCCTCGAACTGCTCGACAACCTCTGGCGGCTCTCGGACGACGATGTGCGCCCGACTCGATTCCCGATCGAGATGAACGCGGGCGACTACCCGCTCGGGCTGCTGATCCGCAATGAGGACGGCACTTACTCAACGCTCGGTGGCGTCTCGAACACGCCGGGCACCCTGACCACGCAGGCCGCCGGCCGCACATTCACCTACCAGACGGAGGTCTTGAGTTATGACGCAGCCAACGAGTTCTAAGCATGGCCGGTAGCGTTCCGGTCGTCACCGGTCAGTCCGTGCAGGTGCTGGCCGACGCCACCCAGTACGCCTTCGATCAGGCGAATCGGGCGAAGACGAGCGCCGATGCTCTGCCCGGTCAGATCGCGGCTGGTCTCGCGCCAGTCGCCGCTGCCACGACGGCCGCTCAGAAAGCCGCGGCCGATGCCTTTCAGCTCTCCAATCTGGCCGGCACGGTCTCCACCGAGGGCGAACTCGCCGGGAGGGTGGCCGGTCAGTACCGGGTGGGTGCCCAGTACGTCACCTGGAACGGGAACGCGGTCACGGCGCGCAGCGACATGCTGGCGAGTGCCGGCGACGTCGCCCGTATCCGCAACCGGCTGACCGTCGACACCATGGAAACGCTGCTCGATGGCATCGACGGGCTGGCTTCGGGTGACACGGTGGTGGTGCAGCAGGCGATTCTCGGCGGCGTGTTCGCCATCCGGAGCACGGGCACGGCCAACGGCTGCACGGTGTATCACCTGGAGCAGAACAACCTCTATGCGATCCGCTTGTATGCCGGGCCAGTGCTGGCCGCTTGGGCCGGCATGAGCCCGGCAGCGAGCGGCACGGTCAACAGTGACGCGCTGCAGATGGCGATCAACGTGGGCGGGCAGGTGTACATCCTGCCGGGTATCTACCCGTGGGCCCACAAGGTCATCGTCGGCGCCAAGACGGACGTCTATGGCTCTGGGGAAGCAACGGTGCTGCGGGCTACCGCCGACGTGCCGTTCTTCGAAACGTTGCCGAAAGCGGCCCTCCCGAATGATGATCAGGGAAAGAAGGTGCTAGCCGAGGGGACGTTCGGGGTCAAGATCCGCCGGATGGATCTGGAGCGCCTGGTGCACCCCACCACCACCTGGGAAATCACCCTCTGGGACACCATCCACGCAATCGTCGAAGATGTCCACGTTTTCAGCACCGACGACCTTGACCGGAAGGGCCTGTGCGGCATCGCCTGTCTGGCCAGCGGCAACGCCGTCTGCTTTATGACCCGCCTGACCAACATCTGGTGCAAGTCCGGCTCGGTGGTGATGCAGCACAGCGACTCGCGCATTACCGGCAGCAACTACATCTGGGCCAACCGACGCGAGTTCGGGCTGAAAAACGAGACGACGAACCTCAGCGTCGCCGGCACCGACTTCGTGCCGAGTTGGGACAAGTGCGCGATCTGGTGCACCCCGAATGCCGTCAGCATGCAGGTACTCGGCGACTGCAAGTTCGACGGCAGCTACCCCGGAACGCTGACCGGTGGGGCCGTGCTGATCGAGGGTGGCAGCCTGCACCAGATCGCCGGACACTTTTACCAGTGCGGCAAGTGGGCCATCTATGCCTACCAGACGCGGGAGCTCGTGGTTCACCGAAACACCTACGTCGACAACAACCGGATCAACGACCCGGAGCAGACGACTGGAGAAGCGGGCCCCGGCTACGGCTTCGCGGACATTCTGCTGGTCGACAGCTTCGAGTGCACCGTAGACGTCGGCGCACACACGATCAATGGCACCCGTACCCATCGGGACGTGGCGGTGCGCGAGATCGGGATCAGCGACCGCAACAAGATCCTCAACGGCTCGGCCACCGGCGCCTATGACCGAGCGGTCGTCAAGGTCGGGCCGAATACCGTCGTCAGGGATGTCAGCGGCCCGGACGGGAAGCTCGAATACCAGCCGCTGTTGGCCGTGGCGGCCCAGAACGCCCTACAGAACATCTCGGCCACGACCTGGACACGGGTGAACATGGAGCGCGTCATCAGCACCGGCGGAGACGACGTCCGGCCCGCCGCGATGGCGCCCGGCGTCTATACCGTGACGGCAACTGGGCTCTACCTGATCGCCGCGACCGTGGTGTTCTCCGGGCCAAATGGGACCAGCGTCAACGCGGCCGTCCGGCGGAACAACGTGGAGTCAATGAAGGTCGGTGAGGATGGCATCGTGGCCGACAAGAAGGCCCTGACGAACACCGGGATGCTGGACTTGGTGGCAGGCGATGTGATCGAAGTCTGGGCGTACAGCAGCGCAGGGACACAGGTCTATGGCGATGCCTCCAACATCACCACCAGCGTGAGTATCCGCCGCCTCGAAAACTGATAGCCCACTCAACCCCGCTTCGGCGGGGTTCTCTCTGGAGGTTCAACATGGCACCCCTGAAGAAATTGACGTACCGCCTCGAAGGCAATGCCCGGCCGGTGCCCTGCATCTCGCTGGGCGGGTACAACATCCGCCTGAGTGCGCCCGATGGTCAGACGGCCATCCAGATGCCTGCGGGCGCGACCTTCGTGAACGTGATCAGCCTCTCGGCGAACGTCACGGTCAAAGCGGGTGACGCCAGCGTGAAGGCGACCATCGCTACTGGTACGGTCGGCCTGACAGACGGCTCAGCTCCCGACGAGGTGCCGGGGAGTCAGCTCTTCGCGCTCGAAGGGCAGGGCTACCTTGCGGTGGCCAGCGCTGGGGACGTGCTGCTGCAGGTGTTCGGATGACCGGCAGCAACCTCAGTGGACGTGGTAAGGCTGGCCGGGGCATCGCCGGCATTACCAAACCGAACGCAACCACTGCGCGCATCGCCTTCGACGATGGCACGGCCCCAGTCGATCTGACTCTGCCGGCAGGACCAGCCGGCCCTGCTGGTATCTCCGGCCTACTCGTCGCCAACAGCACCCTGCTGAAAGGCAACTTCTACTATCCCTACGCCGGCGGCTTCAACCTGCTTCGGCCCGGCTCACAAGAGTTGGGGCTGGGCGTCGTGACGCTGGTCGACGTGAACGGCAACCAGATCACGACCGGCAACGTGGTAGAGGTCACGGGTCTCGGCTTCGTAGACGGTCAGTCGTATTACTGCGAAGAACCGGACGGCAATGGACGCAACTGGGCACCGCTGCCTGCAGCCGGGGTCACGGCGGCCATCGCGCAGAGTACGGCGCGCGCCTTCTACTACCTCGGTAAGGCTCAGACCATCGGCGCAAAGATGTACTTCGACTTCCGCTACGAGCCGAGCGTGGCGGACACCGCCTCGGTGCGTCAGCTGTTCAGCGCTGCAGGCCTGACCTACAGCGCGACACCGACCGCCGCTCAGGTGCGTCGCATCACCGACGTGGGCGCCGCAGCCCCGTCCGGCACGAGCTTTCAGCTGTACGCCGATGGTGATGCGGGACAGGACGCCACCTTTCAGGCTAGCCCGGTGCAGGCGAGTGTTGGCGGCACCACCAAAGGTGTGTACCTCAAGGAAGTCGATACCACTCAGTCCAAGCCGCATGGTGGCACGCCTGGGATCTTCAGCCCGACTCAGGCAGGTGAATACCTGCTGCTGGTGCAGGCGAGCGAAGGCAGCGGCGCCGCGCTCGGCATGCTGTTCGCTTCCAGCGCGACCGATCTCTACACCGCCCGCTTCTATGGTGGCGCTCTCGATTACGTGGCCGGTCAGCACTACACCGCCACCGGCACCACGGTCACGGCGGTCACTGGCTCTGACCTGTTCGCGGGTCACGGCATCACGGCGCTGGGCAACCACAAGCTGATCTGGATGCGGCTGCGGGTGGACGGTAAAAATCTCAAGTTCAAGGCCTGGAACTACGACACCAGCAAGCCGTTCACGCCTGCTGGCATCGCCGCCCAGGGCGCCAATGAGCCTGCTGCGTGGATGGTGGATTACACCCACACGGCCGCCTTCCCGGTGGGCGAGGTGGGCTGGCTTCTGGACAATGCAGAGGCGCGGATCCACCAGATGAGCAAGAGCTACGACCCGGCTGTGCCTGCGCCGTTTGCGGTTTCCTGATGGCACAGGTCAAGAGTCGCAATGACAAGACGGGCCGGTTTTACTACCCGGACGAAGCGAGCGCCAAAAACTACATCAACACGCAGGGGCGTCTGGTGGTCGGGAGCCCGGTTGGTGTGCTGAACGTCTTCAGGCGGCGGGCCGTTGCTGGTGTTGTCGCTACTATCGCTACGTTTCGCACCCGAGATGCGGCCCAGATCGTCTGGACCGACCGCACGACCAGTTTTGTGATCACCGACGCCGACCTGACAGCCGGTGTCTATGGCCCACAGGTGAACGGACGGTACCGGATCAACCTGGGCAACCTCCGCAGCACCGTGCCCGGCGTGCCCGCCCTGAAGTATCTGGGCGCGGCGGCGCTGACCTTCTATGGCATGAACCTGTTCGGCTGGGGCATGGACGCCACGGCTCAGACGGGCATGAGCTACTTCGGAACAAATTCAGACGTTCGGTTTGAAGACACCCTGTTCCTGAGCGGCAAGCCGCCAGCTGGGTACGACGGTGCCATGCCCGGTCACGACATTGTGAGTGAGGGCGGCGCCAACCTTGAAGCCGTTAACTGTGAGTCGCACGGCACACGCGGCACGCTGGTCTATCAGTTCAAGAGCGGGTATAAGGCGGGCGGCGGCGTCCGGTTCCAGCGCTTCCCGAAGATGAACATAGACGGTCGCCGGGTGGACGTAAACGGCAACTGGGACGGCCGCACCAAGGTCGCCAACTATATTCAGCTCCAGAAGTGCGCCGCACTGGACAGCAACACCTTCATTGAGGACTACATCTCCCGCAATGATCCGGTGTATGCCGCCGAGGTTGAGGACGTGGTGAGCGTCTTCGGTTCTTACTGCGCCAGCGGTCAGACGGTGGAGTTCAGGCGGTTTCTCGTTGAGAACGTGTTCCCGACCGACCCGCTGTTCGCTGCCTCCGGTGGTACCAGAGACACCCTGGGGCTGCGGGCAGACGGGTCGCTGATCGGAACCGGCGCGACGGGTGGTCTGATGGGCGACTTTCAGGACTTGACCGGCTATACCGTGGCAACCATCGCTCAGGGCTTCGTCATGAAGGCGGGCACCGTGCTGTCCTGGGCCAATTACGGCGCAGGTATCCAAGCAGGCCACAACAACATCATTGACGGCGTGACGGTGATCAGCGCCGGGGTGATCCGTAGCAAGGCGGCAGCGGGCTGGTCCCGGCTGGCCTGGACGGATGGTGGCGGTATCGAAGCGTGGGACCGGGCGCCGAACAGCAATTCCAGTTTCTACTTTTCCAATCAGATCAAGAACTGCATTGCCGGTCACTACGTGCAGAACGCAGACGGCAGCAGGCGCAGCGGCTACACCCCGATCTGGGACGCCAGCAACGGCGGAGGGGGCTGCACCTTCACCAACAACACGCAGCGCCCGATACCTGCCACCATCGCTGCCGCCCTGGCCGAGCAGGACGCGGCACGCACGGCGCAGCTGGCTGTCTGGTCGGCAGCCGGAACCGTGCTGGGTCTGGTGGGCGCCAGCCCATTCGTGAATCTGAAGATCAGCACTGACCCGGCCGCCTGACCCCTGGAGTCTCCATGAAACATGTCCTGCCTGCGGCCCTGATCCTCGGGGCCGCTTCCGCTGCCGCCATCCTTTCGACCGCTTCAGCACCACCCACTCGCACCGCCTACTGCCAGCCGGTGGCTTACCGGGACTACGAGGTCGTCTTCGGCCGCTCGGTCCTGGTGCGCCCGGTACCCGGCTGTACCCGGCCGAGCCTGGTGCGCAAGGTCAGCAACCTCTCCGGGCTTCCGGAAGCTCCCCAGGAGATCCCTGTGCCCAGTCCGAACACCTTCCTGCCCCGCATCTGGTTGTTCGTCTCCCACCTCGAGTACTCGCTCGACGGGCACGGCTGGACGTACCTGCGGGCGCTGCCGTGATCCGCCGCAACCGCTTCATCAGCTTGATCGAGCCTTTGCTTAACCAGCGCCTGACCATCGCGGGCAGCCACGCCGCCTTCGCCTTCGTCTGCCTGCTGCGCCCGAACCTCGACCTGATCTTCCGGGCGTATCAGCCGTTCCAGAACGTCACCGCCTGGGGTGTGGGACTGGGAGCCCTGGCCGTGGTGCTGCTGATGGCGCACCGGGCCAGCCTGCTGCTGATGATCGCCCAGCTGATCAGCTCCTGCGCCATGTTCACGGTCGCTGGCCTCCTGACTCTGGGAGTGGGCATTATTCCAACAGCGGCGGTCACGGCGTGGCTGGGCTTCATCTCCATCGTGCTGTTCGCGCGCACCTTCGGTGAGTGGCTGAGCGAGCAGGACTGGTACTGGGACCGGCGGGCCCGGCCGCCCCAGTGGCTGGAGCGGCGCGAGTGGTTCCGGCGGCTGAGGGACAAGAGCGAGGTGCAGCATGGCTGATCCCACGTCGCTGGCCGACATCGCCAAGACGGCCGGCATCGGCGTGAGTGGGCTCGGCGTGGGCGTGGTGCTGACTCGGCTGCTCGGCGGGCTGCTGGAGGGCTGGCTGAGCGGCACAGCCGGTCAGGAACGGGAGCTGCGCAATGACCTGGCCGAGGAGCGGGGCAAGCTCCAAGCCTCGCTGACAGCGGCGCACAAAGAGACCGATGAGGTACGCGGCGACGTGCGACGCATCCACGCCATGTACCTGCACGTGCTGACTGGCAGAGCGGAGGCCAGAGGCCTGCTGAAGGCGGCCGAGCGAGCCGCAGGAACACCGGAGACGGTGTGGCCGGACGATCCGGTCGTGCCCCTCAACTCCCCAGGAGGCACCCCATGAAGATCACCCGCCAGATGATCGTGACGGCGAACAGCCGACACCCAACTGCCGAACTGACGGCGGCGAAGATGACCTGGTCGCTCGACCAGTTCGGAATCACCGATCCACACTCGGTGGCCGCGCTGCTCGCCAACCTGCAGGTCGAGAGCGGGATCGTTCCGAAGCGTGAGGGGCTGTACTACACCACGGCGGCTCGGCTCATGGCCGTGTTTCCAAGCAAGTTCGACCCGAGACGCGGTGGCCACTATCCGACCGGGCCGTACCTGGGTAACCCCGAAGGCCTCGCCAACCTGGTGTACGCCGGGAAGCTCGGCAACGGCGACGCGGCGAGCGGGGATGGCTGGCGGTACCGCGGCGGAGGCATGGTGCAGACCACTGGCGAAGTGAACTACCAGCACACGGGCGAGCTGATCAATCAGCCGCTCAGGTCGCACCCGGAACTGATCGAGCAGATCGGGGTGAGTTGTCTGGCGGCGTGCGCGTACTGGACGCGCATGAGCAGTGCCGACCAGCTGGCCCGGGCAGGCAACATCTCCGGCACGCGCCGAGCAGTAAACGGCCCGGCCATGCTCGACCTCGACGGGATGTTGGCCGTCTACCACCGCCTGCTGCCGCTGCTGAGCTGAGCAGGTCGACAACCCAGGCCCGCGCTTCCACAGGCGGGCCGCCCTCATGCCTGGAGGCACCGATGCAACGAATCCTGACACTGATCCTCGGCACCCTGACCCTCTGGCTCTGCTCGCTGGCACTGGCCCAGACCGCCCAGCCCGTCGAGCTGATCAAGGGCGTCTCACCCGCCACCATCACGCTGATCGTGATCGTCGGGAGCAGCTTCCTCGCCCACTGGCTCACTGCCTTGACCAAAGGCCGGCTCGGTACCGAGGGTCGCACCACGCAGCTCTTGGCAGGCGGCTTCTCGGCGTTGACCGGCGGCCTGATCACCTTCCGCTCTGGCCTGTATGGCGAGGGCTGGACGGCCTTGCTGGTGGCGCTGCTGGTCAGCCTGGTCACCTGGGCTGCTGCAGACGCCCAGTGGCGCGGCAAGGTGCAGGCCGCTGCCGCTGCCTTGCAGGGTCTGCCCATCGTGCTCCTTCCAGCTCCTGCCTCGACCGACCCGACGCCCATCTCTCTCCCGGCCCCTGTGGAGGCCGCGCCCGCTCCAAAGGATCCCGACATGTTGACCCTCATGACCCTGCTGTCCGCTGCACTTTCCCTCGGTTCCACCCCCGCCACTCCCGGCCAGTCCGCCGCACTCGGCACCTGGGTCGACACCTGGCTGCCGAAGCTCAAGGCGGACGTGCAGGCGCTCGGAAACAACCTCAACGCCGTGACCCTGCTGGGTCTCGCCAAGGATGTGATCCCGGCGGCCAACCAGCTGGCGGGTGTGTTCGTGGGGGCTGACCGTGCTGAGGTGGTCGCCGTCACGCTGCGCTTCGCCGTGCAGCAGTTCGCACCGCCTGCCGTGGTGGCCAGCCTCGCGCCGCTGCTGGCGAGCGGCAGTATCGAGGGCCTGATCGAGAGCGTGTACCGCGAGCTGTTCCCGGTGCCGGTCACGCCCCCCGTGGTCAACGCGCCGGAACTGCCGAGCGGGGAGGGTGTGAAGTGAAGCGCCTGCTGCTGCTGCCATTGATCCTGGCGTCCTGCACCTTGCTGGCTGGGCCGGTCGTGTTGCCCCCCGACCCGGGTGGTGCAACCTTGACTGTCTCGCAGACCCCCTCCTGCCTCTCGACTGAGACGGCCACCTGCATCACCCTGACCTACCTGCCCGGCAAGACCGGCACGCTGAACACCGTGATGCACCTGAAGGGCCCGAAGCTCCGGCTGAACGACACCCGATGTGCTGACGAACCCGGTGGCGTGCTCTGTACCTTCGGCACGGTGCCAGCCACCGAGAAGCGGGTGGTCTACGTGACCGGGTACGCCTCGAGCACCTTGGAAGCAGATCGAGCCGATGGTGCCAAGGTGAAGATCAGCGGCACCAGGTAACGGACAACTTGCGCCAGAAAAGCTAAAATATGGTTCTGGGTGCCCTGATAGTGAGGCTCGGGGGTAAACGAGGCGAAGCAGGTAAAAAGAGGAACTAAGGCCTAGAGAAGCCCCCGCCCGCGCTGAGAAGCGTCTGGGCGGGGGCTCTTTTCTATTGCTTTACGGCAGGTACAAGTAAGGCAAGATCTCGCTGCGACCTTGCAGACTCGGGCAGGTGTTCCCCAAGTCAACTGCTGGGCATTTCAATGTGATACCAACCTCTCCAGTTCCAGGGGGAGCCACGGTGGTCAGAACATGGTTCGAATCATAGTAGGAGACAGCCTTGACGTCGCCGAAATACACGTCTGGGATGGGGTAATCAACTCGGGGCGCAGCTGATGGTGTGTAGTTGACATCACCGACAGCGTTGAGTTTGATCACTGTGCCACCAGCCTGTGGTCCTGAAACCGGTGAAAGGCTCAGAAGGTGGACGTCGGGGCGAATAAAGCCAACGACATAGGTGAACAGTCCAGCGTTAACACTTCCATACTTGGTCTTTACCACGATAGGAACTTGACCGGTATGACTTGGGGGCGCCAAGGTGGTCAATGAAGTCCCATCGCTATTAATCTGCACATTTGTGCCGTAATAATCCCGGCCGAACTCAGTGCCAAACTGTACGGTTGCGCCTTGGAGGTTGCTACCAGTGATGGTGACAATTGCAGGCAAGAAAGATGCGGTGCCATTTGGATTGGGTGGCCCAACAAACTCTTGGTTTCCAAAAAGACCAGTCACCATTGGCCGAAGGCTATTCGCTGTAACCGGGGCGCAACTGAACGTGGCCCCGGCCCAGTCGGCATGGTCGTAGAAGGAGTTGTTGCCGGCGTCGGTCACCACGAAGCGCAGGTCACTCTTGTTCCCGATGCCCACGTCGATGTGCTGCGTGGCACTCGCCCCGGTCATGACGCCGGAGTCGAACAGCTTCACCCCGTCTGCGAACACCTGGAAGATCACGCTCCCGTTGTCCCTGACCTCATCGTCTACACCTACATCAGCCTGGAACCGGGTACAGGCGGGCGTTACCAATCCAGTGGCCTGGATGTGGATCTCGCTGTTGGCATGGACGCCGAGGCCAGTCGAGTACGCCTTGCCGTTCAGGGTGATCGGGTGGCCGTCTCCTGCGAGATATTCACCGTTGCTGGTGTTGAGTTCGATCGGTCCATAGCCGTTGGTGGCAGTGACCGAGAGCCCGATGCTGAAGTCCTGGGACTTCAACCCCTGCGACAAGGTGTTGTAAATGCGTTGACCTTCAGCGGTCGAGGCGGTCCAGCTGTGGTCCAGACCATCGGCGTAGGGGCCGGGTGCCGAGGTGGCGGCAGGTGTGCTGGATTGCCCACATCCTGCCAGTAGGAGACTTGCCCCCAGAACTGCTGCGAGTACTCGTTTCATCTTTCCCTCCAGGAACGAAAAAATGCCAGTGTGAACAATCTCACACTGACATATAGAACTCATAAAGCTTGTTTAGTTAGATTTCATGAGTCGCACCGGGCAGAGGCCTCCCGGTGACTTTGTTCAATGATCACCCGCCCATCGCCTGGAACACGATGCTCGGCAAGGTGGGTCGCTCGGCCAGGGCGCAGCTGTAGCTCCAGACCTCAGCGGCTTCATCGCGGGTCAGGGCAGCCAAACTGAGCACCGTGCGGCCCAGAACTTCACCGGCGACCTCGTAGTGACGCCCGAGGCCCAGGCCAGCCATGTCCTTGTGCAGCTTGCAGGCGACGGTCTTGCCGATCGGCAGCATCTCCGGGCCGCTGAGGCGCTCGAAGGTGCCACGGGCCTCGGCCAGCTGGCGGATGGTCATGACCTGGTCGGCGGTGGCGGACTGGCCGTCGATCTCGAAGGCGAGGGCCGCGCCGTACCCAGTCGCGGTGATCTGGTGAACGGCCTGGGCGATGATGACGTCGTCGAGGAAGATCGGGTAACGGGCGGCGAAGGTACGGGTGGTATTGTTCATGGGTTCACTTCCTTGGCGAACTCAGAGGGGCTGCTTCCTAGGGCCGGTCCTCTCTGGTGCCTAAATAATAGGCGTATGCCTATCTATTGTCAATAGGTATACGCCTATGTATCATGGGGCCATGAACTGGTCGGAACTCGAAAAGGAAATCAGAAAACTGGCAGCAGAACAGCCCAGAGGGTTTCAGGCTCGGTTGGCCGAGCGCCTTCAGGTGAAGCAGCCGACCGTGGCTCAAGCGCTGTCTGGCCGCATCCGGATCCCTCCTGCCTGGATTGAGACGCTGCTCGACACACTCGGCATGGAGATCGTGCTGCGGCCTAAACAACAGCAATAGGCAGTGCTCGGTACCCCTACACGGGGTGATATGCCTGAGACAAAATGTAGACTGGTAGTCTGGCCTGTGGCAAATTCATAACTATAATAGGTAGGAACCGACTACACTAAATTGTTGGTTTGCCGAGGCGTTCTCCAAAATGCCTCCGCAGAGGGAGTTACTATGCTGCAACAATATGACCGCGATGCCACCAGGGCTGCGATCCTCTATGTCGCGCAGCGCGTCGCCGAGCCTACGTTTCACAAAATCGGGAAGGTCCTGTATTTTGCTGACCGGAATCATCTTGAACAGTACGGACGCCTGATGTTTGGGGATACGTATAACGCTTTCAAGCATGGGCCTCTGCCCAGCAACGCGTATAGAGAATTGAGCCAGGTTAGGGAACGGCGAGTCTCTTCAGAAGAAGCTGGGTTCCATGTGACCATGCAGCTGGTCCGAGGCAGCCCGAAGCCTGCGCCTGTCGTCGTACCGGAACAACAGCCTGATTTGGATGAACTGTCGAGGGCAGCATTGGCCTGTCTTGATGCCTCGATAGAGAAATATGGCCACCGTACGTTCGACGAGCTCGTGACTTTGAGTCATGATGCTGCCTGGCACCAAGCCTGGAACAACAGAATGAATGAAGCCCCGCCGATGCCGATAGAAACCCTGGTATACCCTTCCGAGCACCGAGAATTGCTGCTGGAATATATTCGGGATCCCCTGCCAGGGGAAGCTCCAGAGGCTCCCAGGGGCTAGCACTGATGCCACCGACGCCCCACTTTTCGCTCTCTGATCTGCAGCCTTGGGACGTCTATCGAATCCCCAACGTTGAACAGATGGACCCACCCAAACCTAAGTTCGTGGTCGTCGTTGATACGGCGGCCACTTACTGTAGGGGGTTCGTCATCAACTCCGACTACCCGCCGTTCGTGAAAGAGTTCAGGACTGAGTTGAAATCCAGCTACGCGCAAATCCTGCTTGTAGAACACGGATTTCTAAGCTGGGATTCTTTGGTGGATTGCACAGGAATCTATACCTTTACGCTTGTGGACCTTGCCGTCTCCCGGTACGTCGGAAGGCTGACTGCCAATTGTGCGCAAGCAGTCCAAGAGGCTGTTGTTGCCTCCGATACGATCAAAGCGAAGACTCAAAATATGATTACCGGCCTACCCTTGCCGTGAGTTAAAAACTTATCCACAGGCACATTGTGGATAACTCTGAATCAGCCGAGTAAGCCGGTATGACAACCGGCGGTCGACACTCAGGCTACGAGCGCGTGTTCTGTTTGGCTAAAGGGCAGCGAACA